CCAACCAGTTACTAAGACTTCGCTGTTCTTAAGCGGAAACTTATTTGTCCAATAGGACTTAGGGTTTTTCCAAACTAATTCTAGTGTCATATTTTGTATTTTTGTTTAATAATTTCAATTACTTCTAAGCATTGTTTCTGATTTCTAGGCATGTAAATGTCCCTTACATCGTTTTCATTTGTCAGAAACCATTTAAATAGCTTCATCTTAATTCTAAAGACCTCAGTAATAAATCCCTTAGTTTCAATCACAACAGGATGGTCTTTCAATACAAAATCAGGCGTGTAAGTAATTGACCTGATCTTTCTTCCCCCGTAGGAGAAACCTTTGATTAGAACAAATTTATGTTTCTCATAATCAAACTTTATTTTGGCTTCCTTAAGTTGTTTGTACATAAATAGTTCTAGCTTGGATTTAAATTTAATCTTGTTGTAGATTGTTCCGGCTACCTTCTTTACACCACCTACTCCTCTACGCTTCTTCATTGTTAATAGGATCTTGTCTTATCAAATCACCAACTATTCCATCTAACCACTTTATGTCAAACACACTATTAGAATACTGGTAAGATTCTTCCTGGAGTTGCTTGTACGAACCTAGTTCTGTTAGTATTAAGGATGTCTCATAAATCCAGAGGTAAAAGTTCTTAAAAGCTTTATTTAATTCGGAGTCAGGTTTCCTCATTTCATTAATAACTAACTCTACTAATGGAATGTACGGCTGGTAAGAAACAGTTGGATGGATTTTTCCTTCCAAAACTAACTGCCAAGGATTATTCTTCTTCATTATTTACCTCCTTGTTTGGAACTTCTTTAGGTCCTGGGTAACCACTGATTGCTTTATAATTCTTCCAGTTGTCTTCAAAATTTATGGCAAAAAATTCCCCACCTATTCCAGGACGTGTTGGAAATGATTCTCCGTTAAGAACCATATTCCAGGGGTTTTTATCCCTTTGTATCATACTAGTAGGAATCTTTATTGGGTATCCTTGTATCGGAGATTTCATGTTATTAGATTTTTAATCAACTGTTTAGCTTTACCCAAGTCTCTGTACTTATCAATATAATCACTGATATCCTTAACATTTTCTTCTACTGATAAGTAGCAATATGGAATATTGTACTGCTCTGAGAACCTTTGGGCATTATTAATACCAGGCTCATCGTTATCAAACAGAATTATCATCTGCTTGTAACGTGTCTTAAATTTCTCCCAAACTGGTTCTGGTAGCCATGTTATCTCATTATTAGGTGCCACTGCAGGATAACCTAGGAGATTCAAGCATATCACATCTTTTAGAGACTTGGTAATTATTAATAGGTCAGCAAACTTAGGAATATTTGCTATTCCTTGTACTACAGTATTGTCAATATTGCTGTACCATTTCCAATTACTTAGGGGCTGGTACACCTTACGGAGTAGTCTTCCTTCATGAAAATAATAATCATAACAGTAGGACAACTCTGCTGTCTTAATAACTGAGTCGTTAAGCCAGATGTGACTAACAGGTTTAACCGTATAGTCTATTAAAAGCTGTTTAGTTATTCCATATCTTTCATACCAATACTCCTTATCTATTTCTAGCCACTTTCTGCTCTTTATTTTTATTACAGTTCTTCTACGTCTTCCAATCTTGGATTCTTGTAAAATAATTTCTTGTTCTGTAGGTGAGACAGCCGAAGCTGTCAAGTTAAAGTCTCTGGCAATCATATCTATTGTTTCTAAATAGTTGATACCATGCTTACGCATCAGATACCCCCAAATGTTAGTTCCTGGTTCTGAACTCCCAAAATCTTTGTACAATAGATAACCACCAAAGTCTGAAACCCGACAGCTTGGAATGTCTTCTTTTCTCAGGTCACTTTTAAATGATTCATCTAACTTCTTAAATCCAGAACAATAATATTTGAAGAGTTCCTCCTCAGAAATCTTCTCCAAAATTTGATCTTTAGATATTGCTGTGTGACCTTTAAACATAGTTTAGAGTTTAACTCCACTCACTTTCTACTTCGTCCGAAGATGGAATAGTTTCAATATCCGGCTGAGCTTCGGTAGGCTTAAATATCTTTATCTCGTAGGAGAAAGTAATATTGCTAAGCTTACCACGACTTTGCATATTAGTAAAGTGCTTATGCCAACCAGCTTGATCAACCTGGTTCCACCTTGTGAAATAATATGGATAAATTTCATGAAATGATCTTCCTTCAGTATTGGTTCTGACATCCATCATACAACGTATGATATTGTCTTTGTAAGCATCATAAATGCCTCTTATTTCTGTAACATCTCCTTTGAATAGATTTTCCCAATTATCAATAGAAACTTCGTCCTTTCTAGTGTCTGAGTTAATCCAATTAACAATAAAATTAATTAGTTGTCCCTCACCAACATAAGCTTTTCTTTCTTTGGATAGTTTAAACCAAGGTAAGTCTGGCGGAGTCTCTTCTGAGTCACCATCTTTACTCCAGGCAGTAATACCAAACGAATTGATCCATTCATATTTAGTTTCTGCTGCATTAGTAGAGAATTTGCTACCTAGAAATGTTGATAGCTTGGTTTTAATCTGTTCATCCAGTTTATGTGCAGTTAGTTCTTCTGGTTTAAATTGTGTCTCAAGCCAAAAGTCAACTCTAACCCTGTCTCCAACAAGATATTCTGGTTCCTTCTGGGCATTAATACCAATCTTCACCAAATGCTCTTTATCAGGATTAACTGCAATTACCTTAAATGGAGCTATTCCTGTGTAAAGCCTTACGTTTCTGACAACTTCCTGTTGTCCTTTGTTACCTTTTACTGGCATTTAATCGTCTAATTTTAAATCATAAATAATAGAGTACTTCTTAGCATTGAGAGCACCCTTCCGTCTTCCAGTTTTGTATTCCATTCCTAATTCAGATAACAATTTATGTACTTTAGGTTCTTCTAATTTATTTTCTTTACAAACTTTTTGAAATTTCTTTTCTCGCTCTGTTAGTTCTTCTCCTTTAGTACTATCTTCAGCTTCAGGTCCACGTGTCTTGATGAAATTCATCTCTCTTAGAGCTGATGTCATCTGTGGTACACTAATACCGTATTTGTTAGATAGTTCCTGAGTACTAGCTCCGAGTGCACGTTCTACGGCAATCTTCTGCATACTCAGTTCAACAACTTCAGTCACATTTCCTTCGGTCATAGTTTAATAATTTAGTTTAATTAATTATAATACTCATCAACTTTTTTTACTACAAGTGCCAAATCATTAGGAATGTATCTTTCAAGCATTCCTTTAGGAGACTTAGCAGTTGTACCATCTTCAGTTTGAGTCACAAATTCGTACTTATTTACTTTCGTTTTAGGATCAGTAGTGACTTTGGTAAATAAAATTACAGTAAATAATCCTTCTACTGTAATGTGTCTGTCAAGCATAGCCCCAGCTGTCTTAATCTTACGTTTAGGCTGGTAGTTTTCACTAATAGATTCATCATGCCACATACAGATAACTTTTAAATCACTTCTTAAGGTTCTTGCTTTATTAAGAACTCCCCACATATGATTTGCAAGTTCACTCCATTTTTCATAACCTTTCTCCAAAGCACGGGCCATGTTTTCGTTAGCCATAATATACTGAGCATCTTCTAAAATAATAGTCTTGATGTCAGTCCGTGTTTTATTAATATGTTCTAGAATACTTATGATCTCACTGTGTTTGTCAGTCTCGACATAATTACCAGTGCCTTCTTTAGGGTTAGCTAAAACATATTTACTTTTCCAACCTTTAAATGGAAGTGGTTTACCTAAAACATTGATAATAAAGGTAGATTTTGGATCAAGAGTCTCGATTGAAGTAGATTTACCTTCACCAGATGATCCAACGATTCCGATTAACTCACTCATTCTCTACTAATTTACAGTTACCTTTCCAGACATAGCCAAACTCCCCAGTCTTGAGCATTATTAAATACTCATCTCTTTTCTCTCCAAATACCTTATGTATTCGATCTTCCTTGTAGAGGTGTTTGGTCTCTTCGGTAACATTGGTTATTTCTACTTGTTTAAACATATTTCTTAAGGTTTAATATTCGTATGTATTCTTCTTCTGTCATTTTATTCTCTGGTTCTGCTGGTGGTAATTCTCTGAACATTCCTACTTCTCCGACATAGTTTAATCCAATTACAATACTGGCTATTCCTTCCCTGGACTTAAGGATTTTAACAGACCTAAATCGGTCTCTTAGTCTGGTAATGTCATAACCTCTGTAGGGAGAACTCTCCCACATGAATGGATTAGTTAGTCCTAACACAAAATGTGCAGCGTGTGTAGTATCACTAGTGTCCCTAAAGTCTGATAGTTGAGGTTCAATAGCGTTCCACTTCATCCTATCTACACCTTCAACATTCCTGTTAAGCTGCTGAACAATCACTGAAGTTAGGTAGTAGTTATTTGTGTACTCTACCAGATACTCCATTAACTTATCAATCGTCTGCTTAACATTCTTGTGTGATTCTGACTTGGTTAGACTAACATGGTCGAAAATAGCAATTACATAGGTATTTTCAATGTTAGGATTATATTTCTTGAATCGTGATACTTTATGTAATACACCATTTTCATCTCTAAATTCAAAGGGTACTCGTTCTTCCTTGCCATTATCTTCAAAATATTTCTTTAGCATCTTAGCAACTCCAGTAGGATTGTGAGATCCCAGGATTGTTACTACATCTTCAAGTGGTTCAAAATACTTACGTGTTTCTAATACTTTGTCATAAATTTCTTGTGAAATCCTGTTCTTGCCACGAGATAAGATGTAATTAGTATCAACTATTAACTTGTGATCCTTGAATATTCTTCTACAAATACCCTTTGCAATGACTGTCTCCTTAGACATCTCCATTGAAAATAAGAATACTTTAAATTTAATTACCTCACCTGCAGCTGTTCTCAGCAAGTAGTCCTCGTAAGGATTGTACATAAATGAAGATAGGGCAAAGGTGGTTTTAGCAGTACCGGTCATACCACCAAGGTTGTAAATGGTTGACGGCTGGACACCTGGGACAAATTCCATTAGTCTTGGAAACCCCATGTAGAGTCCCTGATTACCACCTTCTTTACCTCTTTCTACGTTTCTTATTACATCGTCAATTATCATATCTTAGATTTGAGTTGTGAAGTCTGTCTCTGTAGTTCCTTCTGTCTCTTCTTCTAAGAAAGTTAACAATCTTGAATGTGGTATTCCTTCTTTATCTACTTTACTGATAAAATAATCTGCTTGCATCATATATTTATATGATGGAGCACATGTTCTTATATAAGTTTTTGTTGCTTCTAATATTTCTTCTTTGGAATACTCAGGATTAGATATAAAGAACTTCCTGAACTTACTTATTATTGCAGCCCTGTCTCCAATAGCACCTTTCTTACCCGTATTCTTAAATAACATACGATATTCTCGATACCAATCATCTAATACTGGTTTTTCCTCACCTTCTTCTTTTACATCTAGGAGATTTAAAAATTTCTGTCTTACCTCAAGATCGTCTGGTAGATTATCTCCTGTAATCTTAAGCCAACCATCATCTTGAAACGAAGTAAAAACTTCGCCATAGTATGTATCAGTAACACCAAACAGTGATTTTGCGATATGGTCTAATAGTTTTAGTTCCTTCTTATGTATTAATATTAGAATTATGTATTCTGATGGTGTTAATCTGGATTTGAGATAGGACTGGATGTTGATTGTAAGCTCTCGCAACATAGTCCTTGTGTTTTAAGCTGAATCGAAATATCTTCTATTTCAGCTTGTAGTGAATTCCACTCCATTAAGTCCTCTTCCGTGTAATTATCCTCTGGGAATTCTGTTTGTAGTACTTCTAGTAAATGTTCTGGGTCTTCTAACTTTCCATAGGTAATTTCAACTAGTTTGACTGCTAAGTCAAATAACTGTATTCTGGATTTTATTTTTGACATAACATTTTAAGTTGCAAAGATAGTGAAAAATTTCACCTTTTCCAAATTTTTTGTAAATTATTTTTTTACTTATCTGTGTATTCTTAGTACAGCACTTTTTGCTAATGGTAAATGTGAGGTATCTTTCTTAC